GGCACAATTAAAATAGTTGTTGACTTGTTTAATTGTGCCTTATACTAACGTCACTGACACAGCAATTCTGCATAGTCAGGTAACAGAGAAAGAAAGCGAAATGAAATATCAATACAACGATGGAGGCCGCAAGGCCGCTGGCTTCAAGGGAACCGCAGGTGACTGTGGCGCTCGTGCAATGGCAATCGCATTGGGCCTCGACTACAGTGCCGTCTACAAGGAACTGGCCCAAGCCAACGCCGACAACGGTCGCGCAAAGTCTGCCCGTAACGGCGTGATGAAAGACGTGTACACCGAGGTGTTGAAGCGTTACGGTTTTGTGTGGATGAAGGCTCCACAGTTTGCAGGCCGTAAGGCGCGTTGCAGTGACCTCACAGGCGTGGTCATTGCCAAGCAGGCCCGTCACTTCGTAGCAGTGATTGACGGTGTCGCCAACGACGCATGGGATAGCACTGAGCGCATGGTCTACGGGTACTGGGCCAAACAGTAAACCACGGGGGCGCAAGCCCCCTCAACCGAATAGAAAGCGAATCGATTATGTCAAACGAAATTGAAACAAGCATTAACACCGAAGCAGGTGTCCGTGTCAGCGTTAATGAGTGGGATGATGGTGGGGTTTGGTTGCACTTGAGCATGAGGAGTGGCACTGCCTATGCCTCCTTGACTAAAGACGAAGCCCAGCAGTTGTTGGCTGGCCTGCAAGCCATCTTGGCGAAAGAATTTGTGGCGTGAGTTACATCATTGCGTCACTGCCGCCAATCAAGTGTTTTGTCCGCAGGGAGTTCTTGTACAACCACGAGAAGGGGCATGGAGAACTGGAGCCAGCAATCTGGGTAAGCATCAAAGCCCTGCGCGGTCAGGTGTTTCGCATTGAGTCCTTGTTGCCCAATTACGGCGCGTTGTACGACAAGTTGCCCATACACGCCTATGTCTGGAAAGCAGTCCACGGTGACCTGCCTGTGGATTTCCTACAGCTATGGGACTGCATGGGCTACCGTTTTACCGTTCACGAGAAGATTGGCTTGCGGAACTTGGGCGTCAAGTTCTTGGGTAAGGACAAACAATGGCATCACGGCAACTACCTATTTACGGTGGACTTCTGCGCTGACGGCATGGACGCAGACACTGGATTTACTGAGCAGGCTGAGGAGCATAAGTCGTTCAACTTTATCAAGTTGGAGAACGGGCAGTTTGCCACGCAACCAAACAACAGGTGCTTGTGGTACGACCAGTCTCTGATTCCCGCAGATGTCAAGTTCCCTGATTTCCAAGCGGCAAAGGACTTTTACACCGTTGACGGAACACGCAAGTGGAGCGCAGGTGAAGATTGGTTCTACGACATACAGGAGAAGAACGCATGAAAGAAGAGTCCTTGCTTCAGAAGGTGGTGATTGGTATAATCTTCATTGCTTTCCTTGTGTTCTGGATGTGGGTTCCTGACTTCACATTGGATGAAGAGGATTGCATGAAACAAGAGTCCAGCGCATACGTTAAGCGATTGTGTAGCGAGTCGAAAGCGAAATAAAACCGAGTCGGTTTCCACGCAAGTGGAACCAAGACGCATGGGGGTTGTGACCTTGGTCAAAACGAAGTGAAGCGCGTTTAGCCCCCAGCCGTGTTGGTCAAACTCGAAAGGCGCAAGCCCTGAACCTGTCCCTGTGAAGTGGTGCATCACGATGAACGGGTTACCCTTGTTGGATTCATGGGGCCAACAACCCATAGCGTCATGAAAGCGAATCGAATACACTTACGTCATTCGTTCACTCATGGGGATTACGGGTTATGCCAGAAACCAGCAAGAAGGCGGCTAAAAGCCCCGCCAAGACACCGAAGGCTACTAAGCAAGCCCAAGGTAGCCCTACGCCTGTAGACGCGCCTGTAGCCCCGAAGAAGAAGAACCCCCCTCATCGTCCTGTAGAGTACACAGAAGAGATAGCAGAAGAGGTATGTTGGAGACTCGCTCATGGAGAGTCTCTCGTATCAATCTGTAGTGATGACCACCTCCCACACTGCGCCACTATCTATCGTTGGTTGATTAGGTTCCCCATCTTCTGCGAGATGTACGCACGCGCACGAGAAGACCAAGCTGACACCAACGCTGACGAAATCCTTGCAATTGCTGATGAAATGCCCCCTGAGTACACCGATGAGAAGGGGCGCACTACCCTCGACCAGTCCTACCTTATGTGGCAGAAGCAACGCATTGAGGCTCGTAAGTGGACGTCAGCCAAGCTGAAGCCACGCAAGTATGGGGATAGGGTTGCCCTTGAAGGCGTGGAGGGTGGAGCCGCGATTAAGACCGAGGATGCAAGCGCCAGCAAGTTTTTGGACGTCATTAAGAACATGGAGATGACTAAACGTGCTGGTTAAGTATTACAACGATGCCCTCGTGGTGTCGAAAAACGCGGGGTTATACACCTCGTGTTGGATTTGAGTAATACTTATGTTGGCAGAACTGCTCTCAGACCCAGAAGTACAGGCAGAATTCAACGCTCGACCTGAGCATGAACGCATCGCTTACATCGCCCATGCCAAGTGGGTGGCTGGCGCTCATCGTTACCAGATACCTCCGCCGCTTGAGCAGGACTACACCGTGTGGATGATGCTGGCTGGTCGAGGTGCAGGCAAGACCCGCAGTGCCGCTGAAGCGCTTTGGTGGTGGGCATGGACGAACCCCAACAGTCGTTGCCTTGTCCTTGCGCCCACGTCCAATGACATCAAGTTCACCTGCTTTGAGGGTCAGTCAGGATTGCTTGCCTGCATCCCTCCTGAACTCGTGGTGGACTACAACAAGCAAGACCACCAGATAAAGCTGTCCAATGGCTCCATCATCCGAGGCATCAGTGGCGACAGCTACGAGCGCCTGCGTGGCCCTCAGTTCCACTTCGCGTGGTGTGATGAGTTAGCCGCCTTCCAATACCTTGGGGCTGGTGAGGCGTGGGACATGATGATGATGGGTTTGCGTTTGGGTGACCGACCTCGTGTCATCGTGACTACGACACCGCGCCCCAAAGACCTCATCATTGACTTGGTTGGACGTGAGGGTGACGACGTAGTGATTGACCGCGCCAGCACCTACGAGAACGCCGCCCACTTAGCGCCCACGTTCAAGAACCAGCTTGAGCAGTACAAAGGCTCCAAGCTGTACGAGCAGGAGGTCATGGGCCTGTTGGTTGACCTTGAGGATGGCAAGGTGGTCAGTCGAGATATGTTCAAGCTGTACCCAGCGGACAAGCCCTTCCCTCGCTTTGAGTTCATCGTGCAGTCCTATGACTGTGCCTTCTCTGACAAGGAATACAACGACCCGACCGCCATGACGACGTGGGGCGTGTTCAAGCCAATGGATGGCCCGATGTCCGTTCTGCTCATCGACTGTTGGGCTGAACACCTGACGTTCCCTTTGCTCAAGCCCAAGGTGCTAGATGAGTGGAGAGTCAGCTATGGTGAGGGCAAGGACGCCAAGCGCCCTGACCTGATACTCGTGGAGGACAAGGCGGCAGGCATCTCCCTGATTCAAGAACTACGCGCCGCTCACTTGCCTGTCAGGGGGTACAACCCCGGCAAAGCCGACAAGATGCAAAGGCTCCAAATTACTGCCTCCATCTTTGCGACTGGACGTGTCTGGTTGCCTGAGAGCGGTGTGAGGAAGGGCTACGTCAAGGACTGGTGTGAGGGGTTCCTGAGCCAGATATGCTCCTTCCCTGATAGCACGCACGATGACTATGTCGATAGCGCAACGCAAGCGATTCGGTTAATGAAGGACATGGGTTTCCTAGACATCAACCCAGAGCCTCGGTATGATGACGATGATGACTACGCTTATGCCCGCAAAGAGCGGGTCAACCCCTACGCGGTGTAAACGATGGCAGACCGAAAAAAAATACTAGGTGGACTTGGCAAGATAAAGGAGCGCCTGTTTGCGCCCAAAGCGCCTGACCCTACCTATGCTGACCCACTTGCTCCTCCATCCATGCGAATGTCTGAGGCATTAGGTAATGCTGGCGCAGAGGGCAAGACCCTGAACTTCACAGAGGCTGACCGTTCAAGGGTGTTTGGCAAAAACCGTGGTGGCGTAGGATTCTCTGGTCTTCAGCTTTACTCGCTCCCGCACAAAGAAGCCAACACCGTCTGGGGCTTTGGCAACAAGGCAACGGCTGAGAAGAAGATTCGCCAGAACGACCCAGAGAACAGCTTGTTCACAACCTTCGTGGGTTCACCCCAACAACACAAAAGCAACTCCGTTGTCATTGGCGACGCCATCAAAGAATTTCAGAAGTCCGTCAAGAAAGGCGATGTGCCTCGTGAGCAAATCATGCTTATGAACAAGCGTCTCAATGAGATAACCGACCAGAAGACAGGCGCTAAGGTGTTCGAGGATGGGTTTGACCTGACTGACCCCAGCGCCTTAAATGTTGCCAACACCTTCTCGCGACGTGCGGCAGTTGGCGATGTCATGCTTGGGCTTGGCGTGAAAGGCCCGATGGCTCGTCTTGAGTTCAAGAATAAGTACCCTGACACCAAGTTTGTTGACGCAAGCAAGATTGAGGACTTACTCAAACGCGAGACCGACCCTGACCTTGTGGACGCTGGCACATACGACGTGGGCAACCGCCTGTTTGTGATGGACGGAAAGATTATTGAGCGCCCAGACTTGAACGAGGCGTTCCCCTTCCAAGTGACAGGCAGTGACTTGGGCATGAAGTATGAACTTGTGCCACCCGATAAAGCCATGCGCGACTTCTACAAAGCGCGTGAAGGCAGGCTCGATAAAAACAAAAACCCATCGCCTGTCTCCTACTATGACCTGTCAAGAGCGGAGCCATCACAACTTGTTAGCGAGGACTACCTTACGTTTCTTCAGAAAGAGGGATACAAAAAAGGTGGAGAAGTCGAAGGGCCATCGCTTGAGGAAAGGCTGACCAAAGCCATATCCAAGCACATGGCAGGCGGCGGTGAGGTCAAAGGTGGGTCGTTAGAAGAGCGCCTGACCAAAGCCATCGCCCAGTACAACGGTATGGCTGAAGGCGGTGGAGCATTTAAGAAGATTCAGTTTATGGATAAGGGT